CCCGGCTTACAGCCGGTCCGTCCCCTCGCCCACCTCGTGGGCCCCGCATGATCCCGCCGTTTCTGGCGGGATCATGCGCGTTTCGGGGCCTCGTCCCGCCGACGCGGGTACAGCCGAATACAGTCGAATACAGCGCCCTACAGTGCCTCGACCGGCACAGAACCGGCACGGCGCCGGCCGCGGGTCAGCGCACGAGCCCGTCGGTCAGGGCGGCCAGCGCGGAGTCGTCGGACGGCATCACGTGGGCGTACGTCCGCAGGGTCTCAGTGGCGTCCTTGTGGCCGAGCCGTCGGGCGACGGCGACGACGGACGCCCCGTGGGAGAGCAGGTGGCTGGCGTGGTGGTGGCGCAGCTGGTGCCACCCTCCCGGTCCCATCCAGGGCAGCTTCCCGCGGCACCAGTCCCAGGCGGAGGAGAGCCGGTGCCGGCCCCATCCGGCCCCGGCGCGGTGGAAGAGCCGCCCCTCGTCGTCGGCGTCCGCGATCAGCCGCTGCAGGACGGCGGCGGTCTCGGCGCCCACGCGGATGGTCCGCCTCGACGCGGCGGTCTTCAGCGGCGCCCAGGTCGAGGTCGTGGCCCCGATCTGCCGGTCCACGAGGATGCTGCGCGCGGCCAGGTCCACCCGGTCCGCGGTGAGGCCGCGCCACTCCCCCGGCCGCATGCCGGTGGCCGCGCCGATCAGGACGGCGTCGCGCGCCCACGGGCTGATCGTGTCCGCGATCTGCTGGACCTGCTCGACGGTGAGGACCTCGGTGGGCCCGCCCGCGTCGCGGGGCAGGCGGATCTTCACGCACGGGCTGGCCGGGATCAGCCCGTCGAGCACGGCCTCGCGCAGCATGCCAGCCAGGTAGCGGTAGGTGATCTCGACGGTGGCCGGCGCGAGACCGGCGGCCTGCCAGCCGATGACCGCGGCCTGCACATCCGCGCGCGTGACCTCGTCCAGCCGCAGCTCCCCGAGCGCGGGGACGATGTACCCGTCCACCTTGTACCCGATGGACGCCCGCGAGGACTCACGCTGGTGCACCTGCCGGCTCTTCCACGTCTCAGCCCACTCGGCCACGGTGGGCGGCGCCGCGGCCGCCGGCCGGTCGGCGGCGTGGGCCCAGGCGAGGGCCGCATCCTTCGTCGTGAACGTCCGGGTCTGCTCGGCCCCGGTCCCGTCCGTGCGGATCGCCCGCCACCGCCGCCCCGTCCCATACCGGGACGTGCGGGTGCGATCCCGCCGGTGCCAGAGATCCTGGACGCGGCTCATGGTGGTCTCCTTCGCTCACGGGTGGGTGTGGGGCCTCCCCGCGGCGCGGGAAGGGGTCAGGCCGCGTCGGGGGTGCGCGCGGCCCGGTACCGGGTCTGCCGAGCCTCCCGAGCCCGTCGCGTGATCACCGGGTAGGCGGCGATCGCCACCGGGTCCTCGGCGAGCGTGGCCACGCGCATCGCCAGCGCCGTGCCCCGCAACCCGACCAGGTGCTCAGCGGCCCGGTCACGCGCGGCCCCGTGCCGCCACCGCCGCCCCCACAGCTGCAGCACCATGTGGTCACGCACGGACAGGTGGCCGGCGCTCGCGGGCGCCTGGGTGGTCGTGGTCATGTCGGGACGGTACGTCCGGGGCCGGACAGGCTAGACGGTCTCGCGGTGCTCGGGGATCCGGGCGGCGAGGTGCTCCCGCTCGGCCCGGGTGAGCCCGGCGAGCCGGTCAGTGAGCACGAGAGGGGTCACCCACAGTTCGTCGGCGAGCTCGTCCAGGCTCATGGACCAGGGCAGGGCATCGGCGAGCTGCTCGAGCGTGATCAGCTGCCGGGCCGCGGCCGCGCGCACCGCGTGCTCGACGGCCGGCGGCTGGCAGCCGCGGTGGCCGTGCTCGAGGTGCACGAGCTCATGGGTGAGCGCGCACCGCCGCTCGGCCTGCGTCATGCGGGGGTCAAGCCAGATCACCGTCGCGCCATCGGTCGCGGCCGGCGCCGTCGGGTGCGGGCGAGCCCAGACCACGACGACGTGCGTCAGCGTGCGCAGCGCCCTCCAGGGGTGGAACATGTGGCCCACGTAACGACACGGGCCGGACACGTTACGCCCCCTCCTCGACCCCCGAGTCCTGGGACTCCTCACCGACGTCGCCCCACTCCCGGGCCTGCCGGTCGCGGGTCAGCTCGAAGTCAGGGTGTGCTGCTAGATCGAACTCGGCCGGCGCGCCGGCTGCCACGGTCTTCTGTCCAGCGCCAGCGTCACCGCCGCGCGCTCCCCCGCGCTCGGCCGTGCCGCGCTCGCGGTCCTGGTGCTGGTCTGGGTGGTCGTGCTCGTCATGGTGGTCCGTCCTACGGCGTTCGAGCATGACCCGGAGGACTGCGGTGAGCAGCTCCTGGTCATACGTCGAGAGGTCAGGGGATTCCTGAACGACGTCGAGGACCGACGGGTGAAGAGCCGAGTCGAGCTCCACGCCCATGGACTCCAGCGCTGCAGTGGCCACGTGGGCCACGGGCACCTTCAGAACGAGCGCGAGCATCGTGATGTTCTCGCCCTTGATCGAGGTGACCGGGGTGGACTTGAGCCGCGCGAAGCTCGTGTGGCTCATGTCGTACCCTGCGCGCTCGGCGCGGGCGGCGAGGTCGCGGAGGGACCAGCCGTTCCGCTCCTGGGCTGAGGCGATCAGCCGGCCCAGCGAGTGCATGTCGTTCATGGCGACCAATCTGCGGGGTGACGCCAAGGGGAGCAACCGACCTCGGACACCCGCTGTTGCGTGGAAGTGGACACCGAAACGGTAGCAACAAAGGGGGCGGCGTGCCGCATGGCGGCGCGGATGCGGGGCTATCGGCGCGGACCTGGAGAGAAGTAGGTGGACACCTGGGCAAACTCGCTGTACCGTTTTGCTGGACACCACGTCACGCGAAAGGTTACAGTCATGGGGCAAGTCATTCACCTGCCACTCGGGGAGCTCTACATGAAGCTGCGGGACCGCAAGCGACTCCAGCGCCTGATGATCGTCCAGGACGTCTCAGCGCGGCAGCTGGCACGCGCCGCCGGCTGGAAGTCGCACTCATACATGAACCGCCTGCTCAACGGGCAGGCCGAGACCCTCGCGCCCGAGCCCGCTCTGCGCATCGCCCATCACCTGGGCGTCGGCGTCGAGGACCTTTTTTTGACCAAGGTGGAACGTCCTACGCACCACAACGGAACGCATGAAAGGACAGCAGCATGACCACGCTGACGCCCTTCCAGTACGGCGCCACCGCCGTACGCACTGCCGTCATCGACGGCGAGCCCCACTTCGTCGCCGCCGACCTCTGCGCCGTCCTCGAGATCGGCCGCCAGCAGGACGCCACCCGCTACCTCGACGCGGACGAGAAGAGGGGGTGTCTGGTAGACACCCCCTCCGGCCCGCAGACCATGGTCGTCGTCACCGAGGCCGGCATGTACTCGCTGGTGCTGCGCTCGCGGAAGCCGGAGGCGAAGGCGTTCAAGCGGTGGCTCACGCACGAGGTGCTCCCGGCGATCCGGAAGACGGGCGCGTACTCCGTGCAGCGTGAGCTGACCGAGGACGAGATCATCCACCGGGCCCTGACCCTGTCGGTGGCGAAGGTCGAGGCGCTCGAGGCGAAGGTCGCCGAGGACGCCCCGAAGGTCGCCGCGTGGGAGTCGATCGTGTCCTCGGCCGGCTCGTGGTCGTACAACGACGCCGCGAAGGTGCTGTGCGAGTCGGGGCAGATCGAGATCGGCGAGAAGCGCCTCGTGAAGACCCTCGTGGACTGGGGCTACCTGTACCGCGACGCGAAGGGCCGCCCGCACGTGTACCAGCGGTACATCGAGCAGGGCCTGTTCGTGGTGAAGGCCCGCACGTACCGCGACCTCGTCTCGGGCGAGGTGCGGGAGTCCGCGGCCCCGCAGGTCCGGCTCACCGGCAAGGGCCTCGGCGTCGTCCGGTCCCGCCTGACCGATCAGCCGGCCTTCGAGCTGCTCGGCATCCGGGTGGTGACGGCATGACCACCGCCGCGCCGTTCTACATCGAGAACCTGCGCCGCGCACGGCTGACGCGCACGGCCCAGGCCGCGAAGCGCACGGCCGCCCGCCTGGAGGACCTCGAGCACCTGGCCGCCGCCCGCGTGACCCGTGAGGCCGCGGCCCCGCGGGCCGGGTTCCCCACGGTCGAGGCCATGGAGCGGTTCTGCCGCCGCGTGGGCCGTCACGACCTGATCCGAGCCATGCCGTCCGAGAGGAGCGCGGCCTGATGCCCACCCGTCTACTGACCGTCACCGAGGTCGCCCAGCGACTCAACGAGCACCCGGAGACCACCCGGACGCGCTTGCGCCGTGGGGAGATCACCGCGGTGAAGAAGTCCGAGGGCTCGCGCGCGGCGTGGCGGGTCTCGGAGAAGGCCGTCGAGGCCTTCATCCACCGCCGCCGGTACAACCCCGCCGCCTGACCAACCGCCCCCGGCCGCGCATCCCTAGCCGGCCGCCCACCCATCGAGGAGACCCACCATGACCACCACCGAACACACCCGTCCCGGCATCTGGATTTCTACATCCGCGGCCCGGCCCGACTACGTCCGCATCAGCGCGGACATCCCGAACGACCAGCTGGCCGAGGCGATCAACGCACTGGCTGCCGTCGTCAACGCCCCCGCCGACGACACGCATGCGGCCTCCACGGGCACGACGCTCGCGGACGAGGACGCGTGCCGCCGCGTCGACGACGTCGATCAGGACGGCCCGGACTGCGAGGGTCCCGAGGGCGGTGAGTCCGCATGAGCGCGGCGTCGCTCCATGAGGAGCTGGGGATGCGCGCGCCTTCGCGGCGGTCCACGTGGTGGGCGCCGGCGGACGGCTCGCTGGGCTGCGCGGTGCGTGACGTCGTGCGCACTGGCCTGGCCGTGGCCGCGGTGCTCGCGGTGCTCGCGCTCCCGGGCCTGGTGGACATGGCCATGACGGCCCTGCTGGGCGGTGGTGGCCGTGGCTGAGCCGCGCAAGCACCACCAGATCCTGTTGCAGGTCGTGGACCGCAAGCCGATGCCGCGGCCGTACCCGTGGGTGTCGTACCGGTCTCGTGACGAGCTGCGCGCGGCGGTCGTGCGCGCGACGCGCGTCTACTGGTCGGCCGCGCGCCGCGTGGACGTGACGCTCGCTGGCCCGGACTGGCGTGAGTGCCGGGGCGAGGTCTTCCTGTCCTTCCCGGGCGGTCAGACCGTGGACGCCCGCTTCTTCCCCGTGTTCGACCCGAGCCGGCCCGCCTCCGAGCAGGCCCGCAGGTCCGAAGGAGACCGGTGATGACGGACATGACCGAGATCGCGACCGAACCCAGCCTCGAGGCGGTGGACGAAGCGGAGCGGACCCCGTGTCAGCTGGCGGACCCGGACATCTGGTTCACGCCGGCGTCGGAGGCGGTGGCTGTGGCCGCATGCCGGCAGTGCCCCGCCCGCGAGGTGTGTCTGCAGGTCGCCATGGACGCCGAGGGGACGGCGCGCACGTCGTCACGGTTCGGGGTCTGGGGCGGGCTGACGCCGATGCAGCGCTCGGCCTTGCACCGGGCGGACCACCCGGGACGTCGCCCGTCTGCCAAGGCGGGTGATCGCTGATGGGCGGCAAGGTCGCGGCGGCGTACCACGGCGTGCCGTGCGATGGCCGGTGCTGCCGGCAGAACCGGCACCTGGGGGTGTGCCCCCACAGGCGGGTGTGTGAGTACCACCTGCGCGAGGACGCCCGCACGGCTCGTGCGGAGCGTGAAGCAGAGCAGATCGCGGACCTGCAGCGGGCCGCGGAGAGAGTGATGAGGAGACCACGATGACGACGACGTTCGAGATGATCTGGGAGGACCCCGGGCCGGCGCGTGTCGGCCGCCCGGGTGACTCGCGTCTGCGCCAGATGCTGGCCGAGTTGCAGAAGCATCCCGGCCGGTGGGCGAAGGTTCACGAGAGCAAGGCCAACGGTGGTCAGGGGTCTTGGTGGAAGGAGAAGGGCTGCGAGGCCACGACCCGCCGGGATCGGGAGCGTGGCGTCACGATGACGTACGCGCGCTGGCCGGAGCCCGACCTGGATGACCCGCAGCCGGCCGCGGCTTCTGACGAGCGTGCTGAGCGCGCGGCACAGCCTGCACCGCCGGCGCCCGCACAGGAGCCCACCGCGCCGCCCGCGCAGGAGCCCACCGCGGAGCCCGCGCAGGAGCCGGCGCAGGTCGAGCCGGCCCCGGCCGCGGCGCCGTCGAAGGTCGGCCGGGTCAGCACCGCTGAGGCGGACGCGATCCTCGAGGCCCGCCTCGCAGGGGCCACCCTCGACGACCTCTCGGAGCGGTTCGGTCGAGCAGTCGCCACGATCCGCAGCGCGATCCACCGGGCCGAGGACCGCCGCCAGAAGGCCGAGGACACCGCCCGCCCGACCCCGCTCGTGGCCAGCCACCCCAAGGGCACCTGCCGCGTCTGCCACGCCAAGAACCGCGGACTCACCGACGGCGTCTGCCGCCTGTGCATCATCCGCGCCCGCGAGGCCGCCGCCCGGCGGGAGGACGCGTCATGACCGGCCGCCGGACCCCGCTCGTCACGAGCCACGCCGACCGGCGCCGCACCCACGGCCGCGTCAGCAAGAACGAGCTCGCACTGCGCCCCGACGTCGACGAGAACCGCGCCAACCTCGCCCGGTTCATGTGCCGCCGCCTCGCACCCAACGTCACCCCCACACCATCCAAGGAGCGCTGACCGTGAGCAAGCCCACCCCACCCGTGCTCGATCCGGCCTCCGGGTCGCGGATGTTCTATTTCGACAAGGCGGACCCCCGCGTGCTGTTCGGGGACATCCGATCAGAGCAGCACGTCCTCTGCGATGGGCGCGCCCTGAGCATCAACCCCGACGCGATCACCGACTCCCGCGCACTCCCCTTCGAGGACGGCACGTTCAGCGTGGTGATCTTCGACCCGCCTCACCTCGTCCGCGCAGGCAACGGCTGGCAGGCGCTCAAGTACGGCCGACTCGACCGGAACACCTGGCGACAGGACCTTGCCGCGGGCTTCTCCGAGTGCTTCCGCGTGCTCAAGCCCGCCGGCGTCCTCATCTTCAAGTGGAACGAGACGCAGATCCCGGTCTCTCACATCCTCGAGCTCACCCACCAGCGGCCCCTTGTCGGACACCGAGTGGGCAAGCAGATGAACACGCACTGGATCACCTTCATCAAGGAGCCCCTCGCATGAACTCGCACACCATCCTCCGCAGACTCAACGCCCTCGTGGGCGCCGCGCTCGCGGGCCTGCGGGTCCGCCGGCTGATCCGTGAGGCCCGGCTGGGCTGCAGTCACGTGCATGACCGGGATGTGGCGGCGGGCGCCGTCGTCGCGGCCCTGGGCGCGCTGGTGCTGGCGCATCGGCTGTCGGAGACCGAGGCGCTGGTCCGCATCTACCCGGACGGCGCAGGCGGCGATCGGGTGTCGGTCGTCCTGACGTGCGGTGACGCCGTCTCGGCGGTCACCCACGCGATCCCGTTCACGTGCGTGGAGTCGCTGACGGCGCTGGCACCGGCCGTGCGCCGCCTGGCCCGAGCGGAGGTGGCGGCATGAGGGTCACCTTAGACACGATGCAGTTCCGGCAGGCTCTGGCGGCGGCGCTGCCGCACACGGGCGGCCCGAAGTCGGGTGTGCTGGAGCACCTGCGGGTGCAGGTCTCGGACCGCTGGGTGTGGGTCATGGCCTCGTGCGGGTCCACGTCTGTGATGGCGCGGTCGTCTGTGCTGGAGGTGGAGGATCTGACCGGGGATCCGGCCACGGACGCGTTCCACCTGTCCCCTGCGGCGGCGAAGGCCGTCCTGGCGGTGTTCACGCTGGCGGACGAGCTGGACCAGACCATGTTGATGATCACCCGGGAGATCACGGACGCCGGCCACCAGCTGACGTTCCAGGACGTCGGTGGCCTGCTGGCTGGCAACGAGCTCGTCCTGCAGGGCGGTGACCCGGACCCGGAGTTCCCGAACGTCCCGGCCTCGGTGATGCCGGCCTCGTTCCTGGGCGAGGAGCTGCCGCTGCACACGCTGGTCCACGAGAAGGGCCTGGCCCGCTTCGTGCGGACGGCGAAGGCGTACGGCGGGGAGCTGACGATCACCGGCAACCGCCGTACCGGGTCCTCGTACCTGGTGGCGGCCGGACCGCACTGCCGCGGCCTGCTCACCATCGCCCGCCTGGACCCCGAGGACGGGGACACCCCCGACTTCGGTGGCCTCGAGCTGGACTGGCGTGAGCAGACCGAAGACCTCGCCCACGCCCTGAACCGCATCCAGCGCGAGCACCTGGCCCGGAAGGACGAGACCGAGGCCAAGGAGGCCCTGGCCGCCGCGGTCCGCAAGGGCTTCAAGGACGACGCCCTCGACGGGCTCACCGTCTCCACCGGCGGCTCGTCCTTCACCCTCACCCGCGACGACTTCGCCCGACTCGACGAGGAGGACTCGTGACCACCACCCGCCACAGCGACACGCCCGTGCGGACCCCCGTCTGTTCGCGGGCCCCGCGGCTCGGGACCCAGGAGTACGCGCTGTACGCCCTGGCGAACCGCCGTGTCTCGATCCGCCCGAGGGTGATGCGCTCCGGCCCGCACGCCGACGCCGTGTTCTGGGAGATCGAGTACCTCGGGGGTGGCGGCGGTGCCATGTGGGCCCGCTTCGCGCCGACCCTCGCGGACGCCATGGACGTCGTCTACGCCACCCGCCTCGCCCGCGAGCGCAGCTACACGAACGGAGGCGCAGCATGACCCGCCCCATGCCCTACACGGAAGCACCGCCACACCCCGGACGATCGCCGAAGTTCTCGGGGGACGACGTGGGCCCCGGGGAAAGGCTGGCCGCGAGAGAAGCGTGGGATGACGCCCGGTGGAAATACACCGAGAGCATCGTGGTCGGGCGTGACAAGCGCCTCTCGGCCACCGAGTGCGACGCCGAGTGGGACGCCGCCGAGCAGGACGCGTCCACCGCCCTCCTGTACCACGTGCTCGGGGACAAGCGCCTGACTGCATGGCAGGTCGAGCGCTTCGACAACGCCGCCCGCACCTGGCGCCGCTTCGCCACACACCCGCACGCACTGGAGGACAGCCCGTGATTTCCCTCATCATCACCGCCATCGGCGTGACCCTCGTCCTGCTCATCTTCCGTGCCGCCCGGGGACGCTTCCCCTGGGAGCCGTTCCCGGAGTCCGCGGAGATCCTCGACCGCATCGCCCTCGAAGGAGAGACCAATGAGTGACCGCACTACCACCGGGGAGGCGAGAGAGGCCCTCGACGACCTGCACCTGGCCGCGCACGAGAACGGGCCCACGACGGACCTGTCGACGCACTTCCGCCGCGCGCGTCGCCTGTGGGTTGCCATGGGCGGCGAGCACCATACGGCGCACGGTGAGCCGATGCCCGCGTGGGACGAGCTCGGCGCCTCCATGCAGCTCATGCTGATCGGCTTCGTGGCCCGTGCCGTGCAGGACGTCCTCGAGGTCGAGCAGGTCATGTACCGGGCGCTCAGCGCCGCGCTCGACCTCGTCGAGCGGTTCGAGACCGAGCGGGACACCTCCCACACCAAGGACGAAGCCATCGCATGGGACAACGCCGCCACCCTCCTCCTCGCCGCCCTGAAGGGAGAAACCCGTGCGTGACCCCCGCGAAACCCTGGCCCGCATCCGGGCGCAAGCAGACGCCGCCACCAAAGGACCGTGGCACCCCGAGAATGACCCCGACGAGTTCCCCCAGGTACTAGGACCTGTCCGTAAGCACGACAGAATCGTCGTGCAGTCCTGGATCGCCCCTGAAGTAAGCAGCGAAGAGGACGCCGAGTTCATCGCCGCCGCCCGCACCGACGTGCCCCGCCTCGTGGACGCACTCGACGCCGTACTTGACCTCGCGGACCGGCTCGACGCCGAGGCTGAGGAGCTGCGCGACTTCTCCGGCGGGATGTCCGACGAGTCCGAGTGGCTCGAGGCAACGGCCACTCGTATCCGCGCCGCGCTCGCGGGCGTTGAGGGCGAGGGCTGATGTCGTGGCTGAAGACCTCGGACGCCGCCGCTTGGCACCCGCTACTGCTAGAGGTCCTGGAGCACTCACTCGAGGAGCCATGGCTCGTGAACGAGGTGTTCGGCTTCCTCAGCAGATGCGCCATCCAGTCCGCGCAGTTCGAGCTCGACTACGTGGTCACGTTCGGCGTGGCTATGCAGACCGCGAACGGCGCTGACCGCTTCAAGGTGCTGGACCGGGTATGCCGTGCGGTCGGCCTGTGGAAGGACGTCGAGATCCCCGCCACCGCGGACCAGCCCGCGCGCAAGGCCTTCAAGATCGTGGAAGAGGACGACCTCTGGCACATGATCCGCAAGGACGAGCGGGAGTGGGAGCGGCAGCGCCGCGCCGACGTCGGGAACCCCGAGCTGGTGATCCCCGTGCGCCACCGTGACGGAGACGCCTGCCGCTGGTGTGGGCACGTCGTGTTCTGGTCCGACAGGAAGGGCGGCCGTGGGGCGACCTACGACCACCTCAAGCCCGGCCAGGGCGCTGCCTCCGCCGACGACCTTGTGGTGGCCTGCCGCTCGTGCAACGGAGCCCGGAAGGACGAGTCCAACACGGACTTCAACAACGAACTCCGCCCCGCCCCGAAGGACCCCTACTACTCGAAGGGAACCGCGGCCTTCCTCGCCCGCTACGGCGTGGAAGTCCAGGTCTCCGCCCGCCCCCGCATCACGGAACCGGCTGGCAGCACCACCCCCGCAGCAGAGCAGGCACCGCAGCGCGAGAGCGCGCCGGCGCAGGCGACCGCAGCACCGACCGACGCAGCAGGCAGCACCGCCGGCGACGCGACCGCAGCACCCCGTCAGGGCGTGCGCGACACCGCGTCCCGGCAGGAGCGCCAGCGCGCGGCCCAGGTGCGCGACGCCCGCGGCCCTGGCGAGCCCGCAGCAGCGGCCCCCGCTCAGCGCGACGTGGCGCGCCGTCTGCTCGACAAGCGGAAGCAGGAGCTGCTGGAGGCACTGGCCGCCGCGCGGGGTATCCCGCAGCCGGCGCCGGCCACCGAGCGCTCCTGGGTGGACCTCGCCGAGGTCGAGTGGGAGCCGGACGATGCCGGCCCGGCGGGCGTCGGCCCTGATCTGCAGATTCCCGCAGATCGCCAGGCTGAAGGATCTGGATTCCCCGGGTCGGGTCGGGACGGGTCAGGTCGGGACGGGTCAGGTCGGGACGGGACGTGCCTGGACGGGCACGGGCCGGGCTCGGGCTGGGACGTGCCTGGACGGGACGGGAGCGCTGGTGGGTCTGGTGGGGCTGGGAAGGGCTCTGGCAGGCGGAGAAGACGGGGCAGACGTGGTGGTCGTGGTCGAGGAGGTGACCGTGGTGAGGGCTGAGGAGTACGCGCAGATGATGGCGGACGGGATGTCCGAGGACGTCTTCCAGAAGCAGGTGGAGGGACTGGCCGAGTCGCTGGGGTGGAAGGTCTATCACACCCACGATTCGCGTCGGTCTCACCGTGGGTGGCCGGACCTCGTGCTCGGTCGCCGCGGCCGGGTGCTGTTCCGGGAGCTGAAGACGATGAAGGGGCGCACGACGCCCGACCAGAAGGCATGGCTCGAGCTGCTCAACGCGGCCGGGCACGACGCGGCCGTGTGGCGGCCGGTCCAGTGGTTCGACCGGACGATCGAGAGGGAGCTGACGTGAGCGAGCTGAGCATGGTGGTGGATCGGCTGACGATGACGACGCCGCAGATGGTGCGCACGTCGGCCGGCCCGGTGGTGGTCCGCGTGGCCCCGCTGCTCGAGGTGTTGCAGGGGATGGTCCATCACCGCACTGCAGGTGCCGGCGGGCGGTCGTCATCGTCGTCGGGGTCAGGCGCACCGCTGGACATGGAGGCGCTGAACCTCATGGTGTCCGTCGAGGAGGAGCTGGTCCACCTGCAGTGGGTGATGCGCTCGGCTCCCCCGCCTGCCCGGGCGGAGATGCAGGCGGCGGCCGACCTGTTCCGGGTCCCGTTCGCTGTGGTTGCGGGCCCACCCGCGCCAGGCTTCGGTGGCATGACGGTGTTCGAACGGCTGCGGTGGACCGCGGTGCGGGCGGCCGCGCTAGGCCGGGACGCCGAGGTGCTCGCCATCGTCCGCGGGTGGGTGTCTGCGATCGAGCGGCGCATGGACCCGCCCATCGTGATCCAGCCGCGCAAGCCGTGCCCGGCGTGCGGGGAGCACATGGCGTGGACGATGGACCCGAGCCTCGACGAGCTGGTGCAGGTGCCGGCCATCTCGGTGGTCGTGGGTGATCGCCCGCGAGGCTGGTGCATCGAGTGCGGCGCGGAGTGGGTGGGCCCCGAGGTCGTGGACCTCGTGACTCAGTGCGGAGGCTCAACGGAGCTCGCGCGGAACCTGCTTGGCAGATGACCCGCGCAACGTGTACGCTGGGCCTCGCCGGGTAGAAGTCTGCCCCGGCCCTGATCTTCGCGAAGGCCCCGACCCCCACAGGTCGGGGCCTTCGTCGTATCCAGACCGCTGGGTCAGCGAGGCGTCCCCTGCGTGCGCGCCTCGTGCAAGGACGGCCATGACCGGACTAGGTTTCCCCCGCGAGCCGCACCTGCCCAGCACCCCTTCACCGCCCGCCCTGTCGAGGTGATCCCCGATGACGCTGCGAAGCACGACGGCCCGCGGCTACGGTGCCTCGCACCAGCGCATCCGTGAGCGGTACCGGCCGCTCGTCGAGTCCGGCCAGGCCATCTGCGCCCGCTGCCAAGAACCCATCGCCCCGACCGAGCCATGGGACCTCGGGCACACCGACGACCGCACCGGCTACCAGGGCCCCGAGCACCGCCGCTGCAACCGGGCCGCCGGCCAGGCCAACGCCACCGCGGCCCGCGCCGCGAAGGCCGCGACCACGGTCCGCGACTGGTGACCGCCCGACCCTAGGGGGGTTCAGATTTGGCGGAATCATGCGGCTCCTGACTCCGCCCGGTAGTCATCTCCCTCCCCGACGCGCGTGACGGTAACGCTACGTGCGCGCCTCAGAACGCGATGCAACGACTGCCCGTGAGGAGAACCATGAACAGGTACGTGTACGAGGGCATCACCCGAGACGTCGAGGCCGGGAAGCGGGTCGCGGTGCTCGCCGCCACGCGTGACGCAGCCGCGGCCGCCTTCACTGAGGTGCACGAGACGCGGCCAGGGTGGGCGAAGGTCTGCCGCGCCGCCGGCGCGCAGCGCCTCGAGCATGAGTCCGGCGGCGTCGCCGTCTTCGTCTCCGCGAGGGGCAACAGGCACCGCGGACTCACCGCCGACACCCTCGTGCTGGTCGACGGGCTGGCCGGGTGGCGCGGCATCAAAAGCGACCTCGCCCCCATCGCCCCTGAGGTCATCGGCTGACCAGACTCCCGAGAGCAGGTGACCCGCATGGAGATGGCCTGCTACGAGTGCGGTGAGGTGTTCGAGGCGAAGCGGGACACGGCCCGGTACTGCTCGACGCGCTGCCGGGTCCGCGCGCATCGCAAGCGGAAGACCGAGATGCCCGAGTCCGTGAAGCAGGCGACCGCCTCGGCCGTCGTCGGCCGGTTGATGGACGAGGACGAGGAGTCGCCGCGTGAGGCGCCGGCGGAGGGACGCGTCATCGTCGACGACGTCCCGATGAGCGTCTACCAGGCGACGCAGGACGAGCTGCGGAAGGCGGGCAAGGTCGGCACGGTCGCCGGCCAGTCCGCGCTCGCGCTCGCGGCCCGCATCGACAACCCGGCCCTCGACACCGGGTCGGCGCTCGCGGGCATGGTGAAGCAGCTCGAGGCCACGCTGGCTGGGGTGCTCGCGGACAAGGACGACGGCGGGGACGAGCTGGACGAGTTGCGTCGTCGTCGTGAGGAGCGTCGTCGTGCTGCTGGCTGATCCGGGTGCTCTGGTGCGGCCCCTGTACGAGTCGCTCCCGGAGCGGGTGGACACGTACGGGCCGGAGGTCGCGGACCTGTGCGACGTGATCGGCTACGGCCCGGACCCTGAGCAGCGGCTCGTGCTGGACGCGATGTTCGGCGTGGACTCGCATGGGAAGTCGACGGCGTTCGAGACCGCGGTGATCGCGCCGCGGCAGAATTTGAAGACCGGTGTGCTGAAGATGGCCGTGCTCGGCTGGCTGTTCATCACCGATCAGCAGCTGGTGATCTGGTCCGCGCACGAGTTCTCGACGGCGCAGGAGGCGTTCCGGGACCTGGAGATCCTCATCGGGGGGTCCTCGTTCCTGTCGAAGCGGGTGAAGAAGGTGCACCGGGCCAACGGTGACGAGGCGATCGAGCTGAAGTCCGGGGCGCGTCTGAAGTTCCGGGCGCGCACGAAGGCCGGCGGCCGTGGCCTCTCCGGGGACAAGGTCGTGCTCGACGAGGCGTTCGCGCTGCAGCCCGACCACATAGGCGCCCTGCTGCCGACCATGACGACCCGCCCGGACCCGCAGGTCGCCCACGGGTCCTCCGCGGGCACAGCGCACTCCGACGTCCTTCGCAAGATCCGCGACCGTGGACGCGCCGGGACCTCGGCGCGCCTGGCCTACTTCGAGTGGGCGGCCGCGCGTCGCGCGTGCGCATCCGAGCAGTGCGACCACGAGCCCGGGAAGTGGGACGGCTGCCAGCTCGACGACGTCGAGAACTTGAAGGCCGCAAACCCCCTGCTCGGCCGCGTCCGCCCGAACGGCACCGGCCTGACCGTCGAGTACCTGCGCGCCGAGCGCGCCGCCTTGCCGCCGGCCGAGTTCGCACGCGAGCGGATGGGCTGGTGGGACGACCCCTCCACCTCGGACATCTTCGGTCCCGGCAAGTGGGAGCAGGGCGCCCGCGACGACGTCGAGCGCCCCACCGACATGACCATGACCGGCCTGGCGATCGCCGTGGCCATGGATCTGAAGACCGCGGCGCTCGTCGGCGCCGGCGTCGACGACACCGGGGCGGTCTGGCCGCGCGTGCTCCAGCACGGGCCGGGCACCGCCTGGACCGTGGACCGCGCCAAGGAGCTGCAGGCCCGCTTCGAGCTGCCCGTCGTGATCGACGGCAAGGGCCCCGGCGCCATGCTCATCCCCACCCTCGAGCGCGAGGGCGTGAACCTTCACGTGGCCACCACGAACGACGTCCTCGACGCGTTCGCGAACCTGCGCTCGCGGGTCTCGGACGGGGCGCTGCTGCACACGCCGGCGCTCGAGCTCGACGCCGCGGTAGCCGGCGCGGCCCTGCGCCCGGTGGGTGACCGGTTCGCGATCGGTCGGAAGGCGTCCACCGCGGACGTGTCCCCGCTCGAGGCCGCGTCTCTGGCCTGCTGGCAGGCCACCATCGGCCCGTCGCAGGGACGGTCGGCGTACGACGACGACTCCTACGACGACGAGTTCATGTACGTCTGACCCGAAGGAGACCCGCGTGGCCGTGACGGCGCTCATCCTGTCGATCCTGGCCGTCGCGGCCGTGCTCGGGGCTGTGTGGTTCTCCCCCGCCCGCCGGGCCGCGCCGCCCGCCGACGAGTGGGCGCCGCTGCTGGCCCGCCGCGCCGTCGTGAACATGCACGACGGGACCGCGGTGGACGGTGTCCTCGTGCGCCGCGACGGCGCGCTCCTGGTCCTGCGAGAGGCCGTCATCCACGACGGCGCCTCCGACCACCCGCCCCGGGCTGACGGGGAGGTCGTCATCGACCGCATGCAGGTCGCGTACCTGCAGTTCCCCACGACCTGAGAGGCGGTGACGCATGGCGTTCGTCGTGAGCCACGGTGAGGTGCGCGGGCTCGCGCGCCCGACGACCTCCGTGCCCCGCTCCCTGCAGATCACCCCCGGCTACACGTCGGACTACGCCGCGATCTGGCGCACCCACGGGTCCGTCCGCACGGTCACCGACTTCCTGGCCCGCAACATCGCCTCCCTCGGCCTGCACCTGTTCGAGCGTGCCGGGGACGCCGACCGCCGCCGCGTGACCGACCACCCGCTCGCGCAGCTGATCGGCCGGCCCATGCCCGGCCAGTACCGGTACGCGTTCGTCGAGGCACTCGTCCAGGACATCGCGATCTTCGACCGCTACCTCGCGGTCAAGATGAAGGGCACCGACTCGGACGCCCCGCACGCACTCGTGCGGATCCCCCCGATGATCTGGGAGCCCGCCGGCGACGACTGGACCGGCCCCACCGAGTTCCTCGTGCGCGGCAACCGCGGCACCCGCACCTTCACGCGGGACCAGGTCGTCTACATCGGCGGCTACTCCCCGGCCGGAGAGCTCGGCGGCGTCCCCGCGATCGAGTCCCTGCGCTCCGTGCTCGCCGAGGAGCACGAGGCCGCGCTCATGCGCGCCCAGACCTTCCGCAACGGGGCCCGCGCCTCCGGCTACCTCGAGCGCCCCGTCGGCGCCCCGCCCTGGTCCGCGGCCGCGCACGCCCGCTTCAAGGCGGCCTGGCGCGCCCAGTACGCCGGCTCCGGCGCAGACGTCGGCGGAACGCCGATCCTCGAGGACGGCATGAAGTTCACCGCCGCCCAGCAGTCCGCCAAGGACCTGCAGTACATCGAGTCGCGCAAGCTGACCCGCCAGGAAGTCGCCGCGGCCTACCACATCCCCCCGCCCATGATCGGGCTGATGGAGACGGCCACGTTCGCCAGCCTGAAGGAGCAGCACAAGAGCCTCTACACGGACACGCTCGGCCCCTGGCTGCAGCGCATCCAGCAGGCGCTCGCGGCCAACCTCCTGGACGACTTCGGCCCGGAGTCCGCTGGCATGTACCTCGAGTTCAACATCGAGGAGAAGCTGCGCGGCGCGTTCGAGGACCAGGCCGCCCAGCTGCAGACCTCCACCGGCGCCCCGTGGATGACGCGCAACGAGGCCCGCGCGATGCGGAACCTGCCGGCCGTCGAGGGCGGCGACGAGCTCATCGTCCCACTCAACGTTCTCGCGGGGCCGTACAGCGGCGACGGCAAGACCGAGGTCGACGGTGGCACCGCTGTTCAGCAGGCCACAGGTCACACCCCGGCCGACATTCGGGCGCTTGTGGACGCGGCTGCTGTGCTCATCCGGTCGGGCTTCGATCCGGAAGCCGCGCTCGTTGCGGTGGGCCTGGATCCGATCGAGCATCTGGGCCTCCTGCCAGTCACCGTGCAGCGCCCGCTGGATCCGGACGGTGAAGTAGACCAGGACGTCCAGGAGGCGCTGAAGGCCATGTTCGCGTCCCGCCGCAAGGCCGGCGGTGTCGTCGAATATGAGCTGAAGGCACCGGCCGGGGACACCATCCCGGCCGAGGAGACCGACCCGCTCGCCGCCGTGTTCCGCTCCCACTTCAAGCGCCAGCGCGCCGCCATAACCTCGGCCACTGGCGCGAAGTCCCCCACCTGGTGGGACGGGAAGCGGTGGGACGCCGAGCTCGCCGAGGACCTCCTCGACGCCGGCTCGGACCTCGCCACCACCGCCGCCCGTGACGTCCTCACCGGCATGGGCCTCGACCCCGACCAGTACGACACCCCCCGCACCGAGGCGTTCCTGGCCAAGGTCGCCGAGCGCATCGCCTCCCAGGTCAACGCCGCCACCCTCCGCCAGATCGAAGCCGCGCTCGCGGACGACGACGAGGACGACGAGGACGACGACGTCGACCCGGTGGGGCACGTGTTCGACGTGGCCGAGGAGTCGCGCGCCGGCCAGGCGGCCATGACCGCGGCCGCCACGTTCGTGGGCTTCGGCATGGCCGAGGCCCCTCGGCAGGTGGCGCCGAAGGCCACGAAGCGGTGGGTCGTGAACTCGTCGAACCCCCGCGCCTCCCACGCCGCACTGGACGGCGAGGAGGTCGGGATCGAGGAGGACTTCTCCAACGGCATGCCCTGGCCGGGCAGCTTCACCGGCGACCCCGAGGACGTGGCCAACTGCCAGTGCTCGCTCGTCATCATCCGCTGACCGAGGAGGTCACCATGCGCATCAAGACCGTCCCCGTGGGCGAGGTGAAGGCCGGCCCCGACGACGGGCTGGCCGAGGGCGAGTTCATCGTCTACCCGTCCACCTTCACCCGTGAGCCCGACTCGTACGGCGACGTCGTCGCCAAGGGCGCCTTCCTGGACACGATCCAGCAGTGGAAGGACTCGGGGAACTCCATGCCGGGCCTGTTCGGGCACCGCATGGACGACCCCGACTTCTTCGTCGCCTACGCCCTGGAGATGGGCGAGGACGAGCACGGTTGGTGGGTCAAGGGCGCGTTCGACATGGAGTCCCCGAAGGGTCCCCACGTCTACCGGCTCGTCAAGGGCCGCCGTCTGAACCAGCTGTCCTTCGCGTTCGACACCCTCGAAGAGGGCGCCGTCGAGCTCGAGGACGGCAGCAAGGCCAACGAGCTGCGCAAGCTCCGCGTCCACGAGTTCTCGTTCGTGCCCATCGGCGCGAACCAGGACACCTCCGTCGTGGCCGTCAAGGGGATCGTGGACGGCCTCAAGGCCGGCCGCGTCCTCTCCAAGGCCAACGAGACCTCGCTCCGCGAGGCCCGCGACGCCATCGACTCCGTCCTGTCCTCCCTGCCCGACGAGGGCGCCCAGGAGAACGGCGACGGCACCAGCGACCAGGACCAGGCCAGCGGCACCGGGAAGGCCAACGACGAGGGCGCCCAGCGCGTCAAGTCGGAGGAGCCCACCGGCGCGCCGTCCGCTCGCGCCCTGGCAGCACAGGCCCTGGACCTCGAGGTCCTGGGCTGACCACCCCCTGAACCGCGCCCCACGGGGCGCACCCATGCCAAGGAGGCACACATGTCGAAGCTCAAGCAGCTTCAGGAGGCGGCTCAGGCGGCGGCGAAGGCTGCCCGCGAGACCGCCGAGAAGGCCGACCGCGAGGGCCGCGCCCTCACCGACGCCGAGCGCACCGAGTACGACCAGCACATGGCCAAGGGCCGTGACCTGCTCGAGCAGATCAAGGTCGCCAAGCGCGACGCCGAGGTCCTCGACCAGGCCAAGTCCCTGGCCCAGGAGATCGGCGGCTACGCCGTCGACGACATCGAAGGGCAGAAGGACGCCGGCACCCCCACCCAGCGGGTGAAGAACCTCGGCCTCGAAGTCATCTCGAGCCCGCAGTTCAAGGCCATGATGAAGGGCTTCACCAACTCCGACGGCACGGTCCGCATCCCGGACCGCACCCAGGTGAAGTCCGACCCCATCCACGTGAAGTCCCTCTTCACCGGCGCCTCCGGCACCTCCGCCGGCGCGTTCGTCACCCCGGAGCAGACCGGCATCATCGAGATGCTCGGCCGCCGCCCCCTGACGATCCGCGACCTCATCTCCGTCCGCCGCACCGGCTCGGACACCCTCGAGTACGTCCGCCAGACCGCGCACACCAACGCGGCCAAGCCCGTGCCCGAGGCCCAGTCCGCCGCGCCCATCGACGGCACCACCGTCACCAACGTGATCGGCGGCCTCAAGCCCGAGGGCTCCTGGGCCTTCGAGCGCGTCTCCACCTCCGTGAAGACCATCGCCGAGTGGGTGCCCGTCACCAAGCGGGCGCTCGCGGACGCGGCGCAGCTCGAGGACCTGATCCGGGACGAGCTGTCCAAGGACATCGCGGAGGCCGAGGAGGCGCAGATCCTCACCGGTGACGGCGTCGGGGAGAACCTGACCGGCATCCTCTCGACCTCGGGCATCCAGTCCCAGGCGTTCGACTCCGACGTGTTCGTCTCGGTCCGCAAGGCGATCACGAAGGCCCGCACCGTGGGCCGTGTGGTCCCGAACGCGGTCCTGATGAACCCGCTGGACGTCGAGACCGTGGACCTGGCCCGCGAGACCGGCGGCCGTTTCTACGGTGCCGGCCCGTTCGCGATGGGCCCGCGGACCCTGTGGTCCCTGCCGATCGTGGAGTCCGAGACGATCGCCGCGGGCACCGCGGTGGTCGGCGACTTCTCGAAGGCCGTGCTCTGGGACCGCGAGGACACCACCGTGACCTTCTCGGACTCGCACGCGGACTTCTTCGTCCGCAACCTCGTGGCCGTCCTGGTCGAGGAGCGCGTCGCGTTCGGCGTGACCCGCCCGGCCGCGTTCGTGAAGACCACGGTCGCCGGCTGACCGGTGGCCCCCTGACGGCCCGCCCCGCACCCGCGGGGCGGGCCACCCCCAACCACGACCCCGAGGAGGTCACCATGGCTGGCCTGAAGCCCTACGAGATCACCAACGAGAACGGGTTCGCCACGACGTTGCTGCTCTCCGAGCATGACGCTAAGCGTCGCGGCCTCACCGAGGCTGACCAGCAGGAGGCCCCGAAGCCCGCCCGCCGGCGCCGCTCCGCGCCGAAGCCGGCGAACAAGCAGGGCCCTGCTCCGCAGGACAAGGCCCCCGCCGACGCCGGGGCCGACGCTGACGGCAAGGCTGACGGCGCCGGTTTCGAGGCGTTCGAGACCACCGCCGACTGACCTGGGAGGAGGCGCACGTGAACCGCTCGAGCAACGACATGATCGAGGCGTCTGACCTGGTCGGCTTCGCGGGCGCCCCCTACCAGCAGAAGGCGGTGGACGCCGCCGTCGGCTCCATCCGGGCCGAGTGCGAGTGGCACATCGCCCCGCAGCGCGAGGACACGTGGACGCTCCGCACCGGTGGCTCGGACACCCTGGTGCTGCGCACCCTGCGCGTCGTCGAGGTCAAGGCGCTCGCCTCCCCTCACCGCCAGGGCCTCACCCCGGCCGACGTCTACGACCTCGGCGACGGCGTGCTCCTCATGCCCGGAGGCTGGCCCGACGTCGTCACGATCACCGTCCAGCACGGCTTCGACGAATGCCCGGACGAGCTCCTCGCCCTGATCGCCGACCGCGCCCGCGCCACCGTCGGTGGCGGGCGCGTGAAGAGCGAGTCCATCGGTGGCCGCTCCGTCACCCTCGAGGGCGGCATCGACCCGGCCACGGACACCGTCCTGTCCCGGTACATGCTCGGCGGGAGGGTCTGACCATGCAGCTGATGACCGAGACGTGTGAGCTCGTGCTGCGCGGCGAGTCGGCCGGGTACGACGAGTACGGGGTGCCGGTGCCGGCGGAGCCGCGGCGCGAGTCGTGGGCGTGCTGGTACGAGCCGCGGGGCTCGTCCGAGGACGTGGTCGCGCAGGAGCAGCAGATCGACGGCCTGTGGATCTACCTGCCGCTCGACGCCCCCCTCGGCGCGGCGGACGCCGTGATCGTGGCCGGGGCCCGGTACGAGGTCGAGGGTGAGCCTGGCCGCCAGCCGGGCGGGTTCATCACCCCGGGCTTCGTGAAGGCCGCCCTGGGGAGGGTCCGTGGCTGAGGTCCGCATCGGCCCCGAGCTCATGGCCAAGGCATGGGCCCACCCTGGGATCCTGCCGGCCCTGCAGGCCAAGGCCAACGGCATCGCGGCCCGAGCGCAGGCGCTCGCCGCAGCCGAGGACGTGCCGATGAACGTCACCACGGTGGCCGGCACCCGCCCGCGAGGCCGCCAGTACGTCAACGTCGTCGGCGACAACGCCGAGCAGGAGTGGGGCTCGTCCCGCACCGGGCGCCGCCGCATCCTCGGCCGCGCCGCCGAAGGAGGGTGACCCGCATGTGGCCCGACGTCGAGAAGGCCCTCGTCGCCTACCTCTCCCGCGCTCTCGGCGTCCGCGTGTCCGTCGCGACTCCCCCCGACCTGGAGCAGCTGCCCGGCTTCGTCCGAGTCACCCGAGGCCCCGGATCGGACGACGGCGTCACGGACGCCCCCGCGATCGACGTCGAGGCGTTCGCCCCGACCCGGGCCGCGGCCCGCGAGCTGGCCGAGCGGGCGAGGCAGACCATGCACGAGCTCAGCGGGCGTCGTGCCGGCGCCGTGCTCTTCGACTCCGTGCGGACGTCGTCCGCCCCGTCGTGGGTCGACTGGGGCAACCCGGCCGTCCACCGGTACGTGGCCGTGTACGCGGCCCGCTTCCGCCGCTACTGACCCCAGCACCCCTGAACATTCACCTCTAGGAGGACCCCCTCATGGCGACTGCCACCACCGGCACCTTCGACACCCTCAAGGGCCACGACAACACCCGCATCCGCAAGATCCTGGAGATGGCGCTCTTCGCCAAGCGGTGGGATGCCTCGGACCAGGCCCCCACCCAGATCTGGGACGGCACCCAGCTGACCCTCCCGGCCGGCTACGTGCCGATCGGGCACACCACGAAGGAGGACGGCGCGACCTGGTCCCGTGAGCAGGAGACCTCCGACGTCACCTCCCACGGCTACGCCGAACCGACCCGCCGCGACATCCTCTCCGACGTCATGGGCCTGCAGTTCACCGCGCAGGAGACCCACCTGACGACCCTGGAGATGGACAAGGGCGTGGACCTGTCCGGGATCACCACGGACGCCAAGGGCAACGTCATCATCGACAAGCCCTCCCGGCCCGCGCCGCTGCTCTGGCGCGTCCTGGCCGTCGGCAAGGACGGCGACGGACCCGACGCCCTCTACGTCGTCCGCTGGCTCCCGCGCGCCCAGGTCTCCGAGAACGCGGAGCAGAAGTGGTCCGAGGACGAGGAGCTGCGCTACGGCCTGACCTTCACCGCCTACAACGACCGCGCCGTCGGCACGGCCATGCGCGAGATCTGGGGCGGCCCCGGCCTGAAGCACGAGGACATGGGCTTCCCGGCCCCGGGCTCCGCCTGACATGAGACCGGGCGGCGCGGGCATCAGCTGGTGGGCCGCCCGCGCCGCCCCTTCCATCCCTGGCCCACGACGACATGGAGGAACCCATGGCCGACAAGCAGACCCCCCTCGTCTCCCCCGACGGCGAACGCCAGTGGACGCCCACGTCCCCGACCGAGCGCACCAACCTTCTCGCCCAGGGCTGGAAGCCCCAGGGCGCCCCCACGGCCGACGACAAGACGGCCACGAAGAAGTCCTGACCACCCCCGAGCGAAAGGCCCACCAGCCATGAGCAACACCACCTTCAAGACCTGGGACCAGTACACGGCCGAGGCCGCGCACGCCCCCTTCGAGCTGGCCGTCTCCAAGGACGAGACCATCTCCATCCCCGCCCCGACCGGCGCCGCCCTCATGCAGTGGGCCCGCGCCTACCGCACCGGCGACATGGAGGCCATGCTCATCACCCTCTGCGGCACCGAGTGGGCGCGCATCGAACCGCTCCTCGCCAAGGCCCCGTACAAGGCCATGGAGGCGCTGATGATGGACATCATGGTCCACTTCGACCTCCCCGAAGAGCACGAGCTCGTCGGCCCCGGCGGCGGCAAGCGCTTCGAGAAAGACCCCCGCCGCATCCGCACCCTCATCAAGCAGGGGTGGCGCCCCGTGGGGGAAGCCCCCTCCCGTCCCTGATCGCCCTCGTCGACAGGTACGGGCCGCACATCGAGTGCGACCTCCTCGCCACCTACGGCGTGGACCTCCTGGACGTCTTCCGGGGGGTCCACACCTGGCGCCGCCTCCACGCCCTCATCGAGGGGCTGCCGCCGCGCTCGCGGCTGGAGCTGGCCCGGTGGGAGGACGACGAGGTGGTCGAGGCGTACCTCGACCAGATCCCCGACCGCGCCGGCCCGCCGCGGCTGTCTGAGTACGGGCCGGTCGAGCAGCGGCTGGACCGGCTGACCGGTGGCGTGGAGGCGCTGTTCGCGCTGGTGGCCGGCGTCGTGAAGGCCAAGCCGACCCTGCCGCCGCCGGCACGCCCGGCGGAGACCGCTGTGCAGAGGTCTCGGCGTCGTCGCGCGGCCGCGCGGATGGCTGCCCTGCAGGCCGAGGCCACGGCGGCGATCGGACGTACCCCAGCATCCTGACCCGAGGAGGGCACTATGGCGCAGGCTAACGAGGCCATTTGGCTGCCGGTCCTCCCGTCGTTCAAGGACTTCGGACCCGCTCTGGTCACCGGGGCTGGTGGCGCGGCGGACAAGGCCGGGGCGCAGATTGGCCAGCGGTTCGGCAAGGCCCTCACCGTGGGCATCGCCGCGGCGGGCGCCGGCGCGATGGCTGCGGGGGCGTTCCTGTACAAGGTGGGTGAGGTCTTCGACGACGTCACGGACACCATCCGTGTCGGCACGGGCGCCTCGGGTGAGGCCCTGGACGGCCTGGTCGACTCCGCTAAGCGGGTAGGCCAGAACGTCCCGGCCTCGTTCGAGCAGGTCGGGACCACGGTCGCGGACATCAACACCCGCATGGGCCTCTCAGGCGAGACCCTGGAGACGGTCGCCTCCCAGTACCTCGAGGCGGGCCGCATCCTCGGCGAGGACGTGGACATCAACAAGACCTCGGCCGCGTTCAACGCATTCGGGATCGAGGGCGAGGCCGTCGTCGGCGCCATGGACCACTTGTTCCAGGTGTCCCAGGCCACCGGCGTCGGCATGAATGAGCTCGCGGGCACGGTGTCAGCGAACGCCCCGGCGATGAAGGCACTCGGGTTCTCCTTTGAGGAGACCGCCGTGATGGCCGGCTCACTGGACAAGGCGGGCCTGAACTCGAACAAGATGATGGCCGCCATGTCCAAGGGCCTGGTGACCCTCGCTAAGGACGGCGAGGCCCCGCAGGAGGCGTTCAAGCGGGTCATCGGGGAGATCGAGGGCTTCATTGCCTCCGGCGACGAGGCCGCCGCGCTCGAGCTCGCGGGCAAGGTGTTCGGCACGAAGGGCGCTCCCCAATTTCTCGACGCCCTGAAGTCCGGGGCGCTGAACCTGGATGACCTTACGAAGGCGGCCGGGCAGACGTCCGACTCGATCCTGGACGTCGGCGCGGAGACGATGGACTTCGCGGAAGCCTGGCAGCTGTTCAAGAACAACGTGCTCGTGTGGCTCGAGCCCATGGGCGCCGCCGTGTTCGGTGCCCTCGGCACCTGGATGGGCGTCGCCGTGGACGCCGTCGGCGCGTTCATGGACGCGTGGGGGCGGGCCGACGGCACCATCACCCAGGGTGGGCTGCTCGGCTTCATGGAGGCACTCGCGGCACGGGTGCAGGAGGTCTACGGCTGGTTCCAGAACAGCCTGATCCCCGCGCTCGCCGCGTTCGGCGGCTGGGTGCAGCAGAACAGCTCCTGGCTGGGGTTCCTGGCCGTCGCCCTGGGCGCCGCGGGCGCCGCCGTCGGCATCCTCGTGGGCGCGTTCAAGGCATGGGCGGCCATCACGAAGGCAGTGACCGCCGCCAAGCTGCTGCTCGCTACGAGCTTCGCGCAGCTGAACACCGTCATGGCCGCGAACCCCATCGGGGTGGTCATCGTCGTGCTGGCTGCACTGGTGGCCGCCGCGATCTACGCGTACCAGAACTTCGAGTGGTTCCGGCAGATCGTGGACGGTGCATGGAATGGCATCAAGGCCGCCACGCAGGCCGCGTGGGAGGGCGTGATCCGCCCCGCGTTCGAGGCCATCAGCACCTGGATCACCGGCACCCTCGTGCCCGCGTTCATGACCTTCTGGCAGGGCGTCATCGTCCCCGCCTGGGAAGGCATCTCCGCGGCTATCTCCGCGGCGTGGACCGGCATCATCCTGCCGGCGCTCTCGGCGTTCGGGTCGTGGGTGACCGGCACACTCGCGATGGCCGTCATGTGGCTGTGGCAGAACGTGATCGTCCCGGCGTGGTCGGGCATCTCTGCGGCCATCTCGGCGGCGTGGACCGGCATCATCCAGCCGGTGCTCTCGCTGCTCGCGACCGGTTTTCGAGGGTGGGCCAGCGTCGTCATGTGGCTGTGGCAGAACGTGATCGTCCCGGCGTGGGCGGGCATCTCCGCGGCCATCTCGGCGGCGTGGACCGGCATCATCCACCCGGTGCTCTCGCTGCTCGCAGACGGCATCCGCGGGTGGGCCAGCGTCGTCATGTGGCTGTGGCAGAACGTGGTCGTCCCGGCGTGGGCGGGTATCGCGGGGGCGGTGTCCGTCGCCTGGTCGATCATCTCGGTGGTGTTCGGCGCGCTTACGTCTGGGGTCGGGGCGATCATCAGCGTCGTGCAGGCGGTGCGTTCTGCGTGGTCCACTGCCTGGTCGGCCATCGCGTCGGCCACGGGTGCGGCATGGGCGGCGGTCAGTGCCGCTGTCTCCTCTGGCGTGTCGGCTGTGACTGGGCTCGTGTCGGGCCTGGTCTCGGGCGTGCTCGGCTTCTTCTCGTCGCTCGGCTCTGGCATCGCGTCCTCAACGGCATCTGCGTGGGGAGCGGTCAAGAGCTTCGTGTCCTCCGGCGTGGCGGCTGTGGCCGGGCTCGTGTCGGGTCTGGTCTCGGGCGTGCTCGGCTTCTTCTCGTCGCTCGGCTCTGGCATCGCATCCTCGACGTCGGCAGCGTGGGCAACCGTCAAGGGCTTCGTGTCCGGCGGAGTGTCGGCCGTCATGGCTTTCGTGTCGGACATGGCGGCTCGGGTGCTCGGGTTCTTCTCGTCGCTCGGCTCGGGGATGCGCACTGCCGCGTCCGGGGCGTGGGATGTCGTGAAGAGCCTCTTCTCCGGTGGCACGTCTGCTGTGCGCGACGTCGTCTCAGGCTTCGTGTCACGCATCACCGGATTCTTCGGGGACCTGAAGACGAACATCGTCAACCGGTCCCGTGAGGCAACGGACGGGGCGAAGGAGAAGTTCGACTCCGGCCTCCAGGCGCTGCGCGGGATCGTGGACCAGAGGATCAACGACGTCCTGGGCTTCTTCCGGGACATGCCGCGCCGCATCAAGGAGGCCCTGGGTGACCTGGGCAACCTGCTGCGTGGCTCCGGTGAGGCGCTACTGAACGGCTTCAAGTCCGGTATGGAGTCGGCCTTCGGTGGAGTCAAGGAGGCCGCGAAGAGCGGCCTCGAGTCGGTGCGCCGGCTGTTCCCGTTCTCGCCTGCGAAGGAAGGCCCGTTCTCGGGTCGCGGGTACACCACGTACTCGGGCCGGGCGCTGTCCCGCGACTTCGCGGACGCGATCGCGGGCGAGGCGGGATACCTCGAACGGCAGGCCGAGACATTCATGTCGTCCGCGGACCTCACGGCGACCCCCTCGCTGGACGCGGGCTCACTCGCCGCCGCGTCGGCGTCCCTCGGATGGGGGGCGTCGGCGTCCGCAGCCCCAGCGGACCCGTCCGCCGGGGCAGGGTTCGGCTTCCCGTCTGAACTGACGCTGGTGCTGGAGGACGGGACAGCGTTCCCGGCCTACCTGGCGCAGCGCACGGACGCCCGGATCCGGCAACACGTGGACGGGCTGGCACAGCCGCTCCGGCAGCACGCCGGGGCATGACCACGGGCGGCCCCAGAGCGGGGCCGCCCGGCAACGTTGAGGAGGGCCCATGGCGTGGTCGGGTGCAGGTGCGTGGGCGTCCGTGTCGGGGCGGCGGATGCGGCTCATCTGGTCGGCGACGATGTCGCCGTCCACGGTGACCGCGTCGACGTCGTCGGTGTCCGTGACGGTCACGCACACGCTGCAGACCTCCGCGGCGATCGACGACCCGTCGACCGCGTTCGTCCTCTCCGGGGGGCTGGGCGCGTCGACGACGTCCCCGCACGTGCGGATCAGTAGCCTGTCCGGCGGCTCGCAGGTCGTCTCGACGCGCACGGTGTCCGTCCCGCTTGCGTACGGCAAGGCGCAGACCTTGTCCTGGTCGGCGAGCATGTCCGGGCTGGCGTACATCCCGACGACGGCGAAGGTCTCCGGGTCCGTCCCGGTGCCGGCCCGCCCTCTGGCTGCCCCGGTGGCGCCGTCGGGCGTGCAGGTCACCCAGACCTCGGACACCCGGCACGTCATCAACTGGACGCGGAACAGCCCGGGCTCGGCCTCAGCCCCGTACCAGAACCTGGTGATCCAGCGGTCCGCGGACAACGCGACCACGTGGAAGACCGTGGCCACCGTCGGCAACGTGTCCTCCTGGACGGACACCACGACCACCGCCGGCCGCCGCTACCAGTGGCGGGTGGCCGCGAAGAACACGGGAGGCACCTCCGCGTACGCGGCCTCCCCGACCGTGTACACCACCCCGGCACCCCCGACGTCCGTGAAGGCCGTCCGTCAGGGCCTGGACGTCCTCGTCTCGTGGGTCAAGTCCATCTCCCCGCACACCCGCTCGCGCCTGGCATGGCGGCAGGAGGGCGGCGCCTGGCAGTACCCCGGATGGACGTCCACCGGCACCTCGTACGTCATCAAGTCCCCCGACCCGTCCCTGCCTCTGCAGTACGCGGTCCTCGCCGAAGTCGACACACAGGGCAAGACCCTCACCTCGGCCTGGGCGCACTCCCCCTGGGTGCAGCTCCTCGCCCCACCCGCGGCCCCCACCAGCCTCTCCCCGGCGCTCGCGGATGCGGCGCTGCCGATCACCCTGTCGTGGCGGTACAACACCGCAGATTCCTCGGAGCAGTCGGCTCGGGAGATCCGGTGGCGGCCGGGGGGGACGAGTGCCTGGAATGGGATCCCGAAGGCGTCCGCGTCAGACACCACGCATGTGGTTCCGGCGGGCCTATGGGAGCCCGGTGTCGTGGAGTGGCAGGTCCGGACGTGGGGTGCTCACGGGGACCCGTCCCCGTGGTCGGTGCTGCAGCTGACGCGGGTGGCGCAGGCCCCGTCGGTGACGATCACCTCCCTGCAGGATGGGCCGCTGGCCGCGTCACAGGCGAAGATCGCCTTCGACTTCTTCGCCCCGGAGGGCGAGGAGCAGGCGGCCGGGTCAGCGCAGATCCTCGACGACGAGGGTTCGATCATCTACCAGCGCACCTGGGAGCACGCGTCGCGTGGTCTGACGCCGCCGGTCCGGTTGCAGGACGGCCGCTCCTACGTGATCCGTGTGCGGGCCCGGGCGGCGTCTGGCCTGTGGTCTGAGTGGGACCAGGTCACGGTGGCCGTGGATTACCCGGAGCCGCCTGTGGGTGTGCTCACGGCGGAGTGGCTGCCGGACTCGGCCGCGGTCATGCTCACGGTGGTGGTGCCGCCGCCGGCTGAGGGTGAGGCGGAAGCGTCGTCGGTGGAGATCTGGCGATCGGTCGACGGGGCGCCGTGGTCGCGGCTGGCCGTGGGCCTGCCGGTGGACACGGCGCTCGTGGACCCGACCCCGCACACGTCCCGCACGACGGCGTACCGGCTGACCACGGTCTCGGATCTGCCTTCCACTGCGGAGGCGGCGCCGGTGCTAGTGGCCCCGGACCCGGAGGGCTGGATCTGGCTCAACGCGGGGCCGGGCTGGTCGCGTCAGGTGCGGATGCGGGACAACGCGCGCACGGGGCCGTCATGGTCGCGCGCCTCGGAGCGGCACCACATGGCCGGGTCCAAGCTGCCGATCGCGGTCCGTGGTGAGCAGGTCGACCACGCGGTGAGCGTGTCGGTCCGGCTGGCCCCGAACCCGGACGGCGGGTGCACATACGAGGAGCTCGAGCAGTTCCTCGCGGACGCTGACCTGCCGATCCTCTACCGGGACGCGAAGGGCCGCCGCTGGTTCGCGGACATCTCGGAGGTCTCCGGCAGTGAGGAGCGGATCCTCGAGGAGGCGTCCTTCACGGTGTACGAGATCGACCATGTCGAAGCGGAGGCGGAGGCGGTGGAGCAGTGACGGATCAGCTGCACCTGATCGACGCCCCCGAGTGGGGGCCGGCCGCGGTGGACCTGCTGGCCGGCTCCCGCGACGTCGAGTGGATCTACGAGCTGGTGCACGCCCGCACGAACAGGTTCATCCGCACCCTGCGTGGGGTGCGGGACTTCCGGTTCGAGAACAACGTGAACGCCACGATCCGCTCGGGCGGGTCCTGCACATGGCAAGGCGCCGAGGACATCGACTGGATGGAGCACCGCCTCCGCGCGCACCAGCGCATCAGCCACCGCGGGCAGTCCCTGCAGTGGACGGTGGGCACGTTCATCGTGGAGTCCCCCACCCGGGTCCTCACGGACAAGACGCGTGCCGTGCAGGAGCTGCAACTCCTCGACGCCATGTACCGGCTGGACGTGCAGACCTCCACGGTCTCGGAGTGGGTGGCCCGCAAGGGCTCGAACATCATCGACACGGTCCGGCACCTGCTGAACCGGCAGGGCCTCAAGCACGCGCTCGAGGACGCCGACGAGGTGTTCGCCTCCCAGATGTCCTGGGAGGCCGGCACCACGTACCTGCGCATGGTCAACGACATGCTCGTGGCCGCGAACTTCACGGCGATCTACGCGGACCCGCAGGGCGTGCTCCGCGCCGGCCCGGCCCGGGCGGCGACCTCCCGCGGGATCGCGTGGACGTTCCGGGACGACTCGACGGCCATGCGGTACGCCCCCGAGGTCACCCACAACCGGGACACCTACAGCATCCCGAACGAGGTGGTGCTGATCGCCCGCTCGGACGACCCGGACACGCTGCCCATGTCCGCGTCCGCTCGGGACACGTCGTCCCCGTACGGGACGATGCGCCGCGGCATGGTCATCACCAAGGTCGAGGAGGTCGACGCGGCCTCCCAGGCGATCCTGCAGGCGCGCGCGGACCTCCGCTTGAAGGAGGTGCAGCGGCCCGCCAGCACGTTCACGTTCCAGCATCTGCCGCTGCCGCTGGAGATGTCCCAGGTGGTCCGGTTCGTGCGCACCCGGCACGACGTCGACGTGCTCGCCGTCATCGAGAAGACCAGCTTCGACGACGGCACGGGCCTGGCAGAGACGACGGTGCGGGAGGTGGTCTCGTGACGAGGAACCCGATGGCCGGCCTGGTGCAGGCGCTGGCCGGCCCGCAGGAGGCCGCGAAGACACCGGGGCTGCGCGTCTCGGACGGCGTGGTGGTGTCCACGAACCCGGTGCGTGTGCGCCAGGCGGGCGCCGACCTGTCCACGGACCCGCTCGCCCCGCTTTCGCTCGTCCCGGCCGCGGATCTGCCTGTGGGCGCCCGCGTGCTGCTGCTGCACAGAGGCACCCAGAAGATCCTTCTGGGCCGCACCTACCCGCTCTGACCAGGAGGCCCATCATGCACACGTACGCGCCCCGCGTGATCGCGGATCAGGCAACGGGCCGGCCCCTGGCCGGGGTACGGGTGGCCGTGGAGGACGCCGAGACCGGCGCCCCCGTCCAGCCCTACCGCGACGGCGCCCCCGTGCAGCTCGTCACCGGATCCCACGGGCTCATCACCGAGTGGCAGACCGACGAGACCACCCGGCGGGTCGCCCTCACCGCGGGCCCGGTCCGCCTCACCCAGTGGTGTGAGGAGCTCGTCGGCGCATCCGGGGAGGCCATCACCGAGCTCGAGCGCCTGACCACCTCCCACGTCGAGCGGTCGACGTCGGGCCGGCTCGTCTTCGCGCAGGGCACCGGCACCGTCCCGGTCACCCGTACCTCCACCGGCCGCCTGGTGGTGAGGGCATGACCCGCGTCCTGATCGACTGGGGCGGCCGCGGCACCGTCGTCGTCGCCCGCACTCACCTCGAGGTCGACGGCGCCCGCATCCACCTGCCCGACGGCCGCCTCGAGCACATCGACGGCCCCACCGTCATCGACCTCGACCCCACCGATCCCGGCGAAGCGTGGCGCATCCGCCATTACCCGGAGCGGCGGACCCCGTTCACCTGGTGGGTCCTCGTCCCCGAGACCGACGACGACGCCCCACCGATCCCCGCGACCGGCCTGACCCGCATCGACCCGGCCACCCTTCTCCCCACGACCGGCCCCGACCAGCCCGCCTGGACCGCCGCGCTCAACGCCGAGCGCACCGACCGCACCACCGCCATCGACGCCCTACGCGCCGCGCTCGCGGATCTGCCGGCCACGTCGGCGTCGGTGTCGCACATCGCGGTCACCGACGGCGGCCGGCTCGCGCACCGTGCCGGGGGCACGACCACCCTGACCACCACCACGTCCGGCCGTCTGGCCGTCGTCCGCGCCCCAGGAGGCACCCATGGCTGAGAACCCCGAGGACCTGATCGTCACCGACGCCGAGCTCCGCCGGCAGCTGCCCGCGCTCGCGGAGGAACTGGAGATCGGCGGCTCCGGTTCTGGTATTGAGGAGGTGTCGGGCACGGTGACCCTGGACGCCTCGGGCCCGGCGATCCGTGAGTTCTGGTCCACGGGTGCGACCACGTTCAAGGCGAACGGGGCGGACACGCTCATCAGCTCGGCGACGGCCACGGTGTGGCGGCGCACGGGCTCCGGCTCATGGGGCTACCAGACGGTCCCCGAGACGTGGACCACGCCCACTCTGACGCCGGATACGACGGCACCCACGGCGGGTGTGCTGTCGCTGACCGTCACGGACGTCAAGGCCGACCTGAGCGTCTCCGGCGCGTCTGACAACCGAGGTGTCACCGGATACTCGTTCTCGAAGGACGGCGGCACGACCTGGACGAGCTGGCAGGCTGGCCCCTCGTACACGTTCACGGGCCTCACCCCGAACACGGCGTACTCGTTCCGCCACCGGGTGCAGGACGCCGCTGGCCTCACTGCCTCCGGCGTCGCACTGTCAAAGACGACGCTGGCACAGGCTCCGTGGGGCTCGTCCTGGTCGGACGACTTCAGCGCCCCGGACGGCACGCCCCTGGTTGGCCGCGTCATGCCGCAGGGCACGCCCGCGCTCACCTACCAGCAGGTGTCCACAGCAGCCCCCACAATTGTGAGCGGGCAGATCGCGTCCCCCGGCACTGGCGGCAAGGTTTTCTCGGGCGGATCGGTTGTGTCCGTGAACAGCGCGCTTGTGGATGTGGGAAAGTCGGAGCGGGTGCTTGTCGAGGCGTCGTGGACGTCCGGGGCGACCCACTCCGAGGGCCTCCTGATCCTCGCCTACTTCACTTCCCCCACGGTCGGGCAGGGCCTCCATCTCGCAGGCACGACGTATCAGAAGTGGTACGCATTCGACCCGAATCAGGCGTACCCGGGGATTGCGGGCTTCATCGCGGACCTGTCGACCCCCTACCCGGGTGACGGCCCGCAGTTCAACCAGCCTCACACCATGAAGGCCGAGCTGAAGCGAACCGGCACCACGGCCACCCTCACGCTCACTGTGGATGGCGTGGAGAAGCTCACGGACTATGCGCTGCCTCCCCTGAAGTCCACGGGGACCATGTTCGGCGTCAGCCCGTCTTCGGACTCGGTCGCCGTCACGTCCTGGAAGGTGACCGCCGCATGAGCCTCCTCGCACTTCTGACCGCACTCAAGGCAGACACGCAGCCAGTCACACCCGGACCCGAGACCAACGTGGACCCGGCCACCCTCACCACGCTTCGGCAGGTCGCTGACAACTGCGCATGGTGGCGGATCGCCGGCACCGCAGATAAGACGGACGGTCTCACCATCGTCACTCGCCATACCATGCGGGCGTCCGCCAAGGGGCTTCGCATCCGGCAGGGCGTCCACGGGTGGGCGGGCGCGGACGCTGGGATCACCGGCAAGGCCCTCCTCGTGGTGCGCGGCGCATATCACCGTCTCACCTGGGGCGGGTCGGAGACGGTGACGATCCCGCGCCTGGAGTTCCGTACCTCCGACCCGCTGAACGAGTCCGTGGTCCTCGCAGCTGGCGAAACGTTCTACACCGTCTGGGAGGCTTCCCCCGGGTCCGCGTACCCGAGGGGCGAGGTGCGGAGTAGGACCCCTCTTCAGTCACGGTACTTCGGGCCGTTTACGGGCGGCCTCGGGCTGCTCGATCAGTCCAGCCTCTCCGGGGCACCCAGTCTGATCCTCGGCAAGACGAACACGGCGTCGAAGTCCATCGTGTGCCTCGGGGACTCCATCCTCGAGGTCGGATGGATGCGCCGCGCCGCCGCGTCTACGGGGGCGGCATGGACCGACCTGGGCCAGTGGGCCGAAGGGATCCCCGTTGGTAGCGTCCAGGCTCGCCTGACCCCCGAGGACAAGGCTCTATTCACCCTCGGCCTCACCGAGTACGGGACGAACCACCGCAACTCTCAGGTTCAGGACGTAGCCAACAAGATGGTCGAGTCCTGGACGTGGCTCACGGCTGGTCCTGTATCCCGACTCGGGCAGACCACGATGGTGCCCTACACCAAGCTCTACACCGGTGATGGCGGTGCCGGCTCGCTCGCCACCCTTGACGGGCAGACTGAGACGCACGCTGTCTGGCGCAACACGCTGAACGCCTGGCTCCGTGACGGGGCGCCCATCATCAACGGGGTCGCCGCGCTCACCGGCGGCACGGGCGCTGTACGAGCCGGGCAGGCCGGGCACCCCCTCATCGGCATCTGCGACATCGCCGCAGCCCTCGAAGCGAAGAACTCGCGTGGGGAGACCGTGTGGCGCGTCGACCGGGGGGCCGCCACCGACGATGGGACCCACCCTTCGGTGGTGGGGTCGGATCTAATGGAGCCGGTGGCTGCGAAGTGGCTCACGGACCACCTCTGACTCACCACGCCGTGAAGTCGGCGTCCTCGACCGCGCACGCCTCGGTGCAGAACCGGCCCCGTGACTCTGTGGCGGCCTGCGCTGGCCGGTAGGTGGCGCGGCACCAGTCGCATCGGCGCTCGGAAGGGCGGACCAGGCTGACCAGGCGGCTCCACAGGCTCATGCCCACACCCTAGCGGCCCCCGCCCACACGGCGGGGGCCGTCGTCATTCCCGACACCCCTTGGAGGTGCCCGTGCCTCGTAGCGTGGCTCAGCTCGTTGTCCGTATTCGCCGCTCCGCGTTCCCGGAGATCGTGGCGGTGTCCCTCTCTGCCGCGCTCGTCGCGATCGGCCTGACCTTCGTCCTCGCCCCGGACCGCTTCCAGACGGCCACGTGGGCGCCGATGTGGCAGTTCGCGTCCCCGCTGGCGTGGGCGCTGGCCTCGATCTTCGTCGGGACGCTTTCGGCGCTGGTGGTGCTGCGCTGGCGTGAGCTCGCACCGGCGCCCCTGGTCCTGCAGACGGGGATCTGGGGGACGATCAGTGCGCTCATTACGTGGGGAGCGATGGGTGGCGGCGTCCCGGCCGCGTCCGTGATCTACACGGTGCCGGCGTGGTTGTCTCTGCTGATGGTCGTGCTCTACGTCTCCGAGGCCCGCCATCCTGACCAGATGGCCCACCGATGACCGCCCCCGGGCCCCCACGTCCCCGTCACATCGTCCACGCATGCGTTCGCGATCACGATGTACATCGGCATGGTCATCCTCGGCCTCTCGCACGTCGCCGGGGTCATCTCATCGCGTGCCGTGGAGGAGGTCCTGGCCTCCCCGTGGGAGGAGATCTGGGCTGGCCTGCACCTGATCGGCCCGATCATGGCCGCCACCGGCGCCCTACTGGCCGCGCATCGCAAGTTGCCCATCTACAGCATGTCCGCCGAGCTCGTCGGCTGCACGGTCTTCGCCCTGACGAAGGCCACCTACGTCGTGAGCCTCTTCGTCGTCTACGGCATCGAGGGCGGCCCGTCCACGCAGATCATGGGCGCCGGGATCGCCCTGGGCTGCGCGGCCCGTGCCACCCAGGTCGGCCTCGAGCTGCGCCGTCTCGTGGCTGCCGCTCATGCCACCACCAGCCCGGAGCCCGCCGCCGCGCCCACCGGGAGGTGACCCGCTTGAGCCCTGAGCACGTCGCGCTGCTCATCACCTCCCTCTCCCCGATCGTCCTGGCCCTCATGGCCGGCATCGGGTGGGTCGTGCGGCACCGCATCGAGACGGCGACCGCACCCGGCGCCGAGCCACCCACCACCCAGCACGTCGAGGCGACGGCGCTGCCCCGGGACCTGTACGACGACTGCCGCGAGGACCTTGAGCAGCTCCGCGGAGAGCTGACCACCGAGCGGGCCCGCCGCATCCACCTGGAGGGCATCCTCGCCCGCCACGGCATCACCCCCATCACCCCCACCACCCCCACCACTCCCACGGAGGACTGACCCATGCCCATTCCCTTCCTGACCGGCCTCGGCCGCGTCCTCGACACCGCCGTCGGCCCCGACCGCTGGGAGGGTGTCCCCGGCTGGGAGACCCGCACCGGCTACACCGACCGTGAGGGCCGGCCCCGCGGCTACGACGAGATCTACGGCGCGGTCATCCACACCACGGAGTCCGACGACTCGGCGTTCGCGAAGGCCGCCGCCGGTGACCGCGCGTACCGTGACCCCCAGGCCCCGACCCTCGACGTCGTCGCGGATCGATGGGGCACCCGCGGTGCCCACACCTACGCGATCCTGATCGCCCGCGACGGAACCGTCCGCCTCATCGCCGCCGGGCCCGGCTGGCAGGCAGGGCGCGGGACCTGGCCCACGAAGGTGGCCGGACCCAACCCCGGCGTCCGCGACGGCGAGGCGAACTTCCACACGATCGGTATCTCGATGGACGCGAATAGCTCCGCGTACCCGGTCACGGAGGCGCAGCTCGTGACCCTCGTGAAGATCCTCGCTCAGCTCCGCAAGGAGTGGGCCCCGGACCGTTTCGAGATCATGATGCACGGTGAGTGGCAGCCGGTCGGCTACCCCGGCGCGGAGGGCCGCACCGATCCCACGCGCATCCCGGGCGGCTGGGACGCGATCCGCAAGGCTGTGGCCGCCGGCGCCTGGCCTGTCCAGCCCAAGCCCACCCCGCCCACCCCCGCGGCGACGTCGTCCCGGCCTGCGCCGGCCACCGGCACCTACACGGTTCGCGCCGGCGACACCCTCGGCGGCATCGCCAAGGCCCACGGGACGACGTGGCAGGCCCTCGCCAAGCTCAACGCGCTCGCGGACCCGCACCTGATCGAGGTCGGCCAGCGTCTGCGCGTCCCTGCCCCACCCACGCACACCGTGGCCAAGGGTGAGGGCCTGTGGGGCATCGCCCGCCAGCACGGCCTGACCATCGACCAGCTGGCCAACCTCAACGGCCTCACCCGCACCTCCACCATCCACCCCGGCCAGACCCTCCGGGTCGCCTGAAGGAGAACAGCATGAGCATCTACGCCACGTCCGCGTTCTGGCAGGGTGCCGGGGAGAGGGCGGTGAAGACCTTTTGTCAGAGTTTGCTCGCCATCCTCACCACCGGCGGCGTCGGCCTCCTCGACGTGGACTGGGTCGCTGCCCTGTCCGTCGCGGCCCTCGCCACCATCGTGTCCCTGCTGACGTCGCTCGCCACCCCGGACTTCACTGCCGGCGCCCCCGCCGACGACGGCTACCAGGGCAAGCACGAGGCGCCCGACCCGCGCCACCACGTCGCCGACTGACCGGCCCCACACAGAAGCGCCCCGTCCCAGCATCACGCTGGGGCGGGGCGCTCTTCTGCGTCCAGGGTCAGGCGGCGGTGAGGTGCCCATTCTGACCAGTCGGGTGCCACGTCCCGGCCGGGCGGAAGGTCCCGTCGCTGCCGGCCGTACGGGGGGCCTCGATGAGCGCTTCCAACTGGCGGGCCGCGATGGACAGGCAGGACCAGATCTCGTTGTCCCAGCCGAAGTGGTCAACCATGGCGGTCACGGGGATCTCGTGGACGCTTCCGAACACTTCGAGCCCGTAGACGGAGCCGTCGGCGGCAAAGTCAACGGCCACGGCGTCGCCGTAGCTCACGGTGCGGTCCACGATGCCCTCGCCCAGTCGGGCGTAGCCCAGGCCATACTCCTGGTCGTAGGTGACCTCATGCAGCTTCATGGGGGCCTCTCTTCCTCAAGGGGAGACAGCTCACGCCGTGTCTCCGTATACCCAGGCTGTCACAACTACCACCCGTCCGCCAGGAGGGGCGTCCGCGACAGGCGGAGCCGTGATCACTTCGATGCGCCGTCCAGAGGGCAGGTCTATGAGATGAATCGCTTTGCCGGGGGCATCGCCCGGGCGGGTCTGGATGACGCGGTGAGGGGTGAGAACTTCCCGAACCTCGTCGGCTGAGATGCCACGCTGCGCGAGGCGCTGTCGTACGTGGTTGGCAAGGATGAGCTGCATGAGTCACTCGGCGTCGTCGGTGGGGCCCGTGACTTCGAAGTACAGGTCGCGTACCGGCTCATCTTCGATGAGGATGCTGACCTGCTTGAGGCCCGCCGTCGCGAACTGCACGGGGAGGCCGACGGCAAAGGTGATCCCCACGCGGTCGCGGTAAGGGTGGAGGGCATCCTTGGGGTCGAAGGTAGTGGCCATAGTGATGGCGGGCTCGTCATCGGCTTTGCCAGCGGTCACCGAGACTGCGAAGGGGTCGCCATGTTCTGGAGCACGGAAGCGGCCGGCCACATAGACGGTTGTGGTAAGCGGGAAGCTGGGAACCTCGAGGAGGGTGAAGCTCGCGCCGACGGCCGTCAGGCTGTTGCCTTCGACGCGGGCGTATTCGGCGAGGAACGCATAGTCGAGAGCAGGCTTCTGGGGGGGCGACTTCTCCATGGTCTGAGCCTAGCGCCCGAAGTGTCCACAGGTCCGTGCCACCTCCGGCTGCTGCAGGCTAGGCTGACCAGTGGCGCCGCCGCCATCCCCCCTCCGTGCGGCCGGCGCCTGCCGCGGCCAATCCCGTGAACGCTGCGGCTCCCGCCCCGCCACCTCCCCTGGTGGCGGGGCGGCTTCGTCCGGCCAGGCGGTCTGCACGGGCCGAACCGGCACAGGACCGGCACGACCCCCGTGGATCCCGCGTGATTGCTGGGGAGAGGCCGGTTCCCGGCTTACAGCCGGTCCGTCCC